GACCCCCGTGCATATGAGGCGCGCAACGCCCAAGCTTTCATTGGCCTCGATCTAAGGAGGATCCTGGCCAATGAAACTGAACAACTTCTTCAACGACAAAGTCAGATGGCAAGCCGCGGGCGATCCGCCCAGCGCACCGACGAGTGAAACGCCGCCCGCCCCTGAAAATGCAGGCGCGCCGGACCTGTCGTTCATTCCGGGCGACTTCGTCAAAGATGGCACCCCGGACCTTGCTGCGTTCAGCGCCCACTATCAGGACATCGTAGCCCGTGAGGCGCAGGCGGCTGAGCGCATGGCTCAGGTTCCCGAGGCCTATGACTTCGCCTTCCCGGCGGACATGAAGTTCGAAGGCCTCGATCTTCCCGAGGGCTTCACTGTCAATTCGATGGCGGATGATCCGACGATCAAGCCGCTGTTCGATGAATTCGGCTCATTCCTGAAAGAACTTGGAGCGCCCGCAACGGCAGCATCCAAGGCGACTGAACTTCTGGCCCGATATGAGGCCACGAAATTCTCAAGCCAATATGCCGCCGCAAAGGCAGAGCGCGAAGCACTCGGAACGCCCGCGCAGCAGGAAGCCCGGCTTGGGTCAATTCAGCGGTCCCTTGAAGCGAGGCTTCCCGAGACGCAAGTCCAAGCACTTCTCGCCGCCACGATTACCGCAGATGGCGTCAAGGCTCTTGAAGCCCTGCTGCGCCCGACGGGCCACCTCTCGCCACCCGCACAGCCCAAGGCCCCGGACATCGAAGGCCTTTCCCCCATCGAAAAGCTGAAACTCGCGAACTCTCAGCGCACTTGAAAAGGATCTGACAAATGCCGCATACCCTCATCGAATACGCAAAGACCGTCCCGGACATCAAGCAACGGGCCATAGTCGAACTCTTTCCAGAGGCTTCCGACATCCTTGGTGTGATCCCGTTCAAGAGCGCGCCCGGCGGTCGCTACGGCTACTTCCGTGAAGCGGCTCTGCCCTCGAACATGGGCTTCCGTGGCCTCAACGAAACCCCGTCGGAAGGTCACGGCCTTATCAACGACCTGACGGAACAGTGCTTCCCTCTTGCCGGAAACGTCGACGTGGACCGGGTGAAGATCCTGCGCTACGGCAATGACCGCCGCGCGATGGAAGAGGCCATGTCCATCAAGAAGAAGGCAAAGGTCTGGTCTGACACCCTCATCACCGGCGACAACGCGACGGAACCGCGCCAATTCACCGGCTTGAAGCAGCGCCTTCGCGCCGTAGGCTCAGGCACCACGTCGGTTGACGGGTCGAACTATGACAGCCGTCTGATTGCCAACTCGACGGCTTCTGGCGGTGCTGCCATGTCGCTGGCAATGCTGGACCTTGCAATCAGCCTGACCGACAAGCCGAACGCGATCCTCATGCCCAAGACCTTGCGCGACCGCTTCCCCGCAGCCGTCCGTGATGCGTCCGTCGGCGGCATCTATACCAACGACACCGAGGATATGGGGCGTCGGGTTTCCCGCTATCAGGGCATCCCGATCTATGTCGGCTATGAAGTCACCGCCTTCGGTGCCTTCCTTCCGTTCAACGAAGTCGCCTATGGTGGCGGCTCCGCTGTGACGGCCTCGGTCTATGTCCTGTCGCTTGGCGAAATGGGCGTCTGTGGTCTTGAAACTGCCCCGATGCAAGTCACTGACATGGGCCTTCTGAACAACGGCATCCACTATCGCACGAACATCGAATACGACACCGGGCTTTGCATCGAAAACCCGTATTCGGCCATTCGCCTGTCGTCGATCGCCAACGCCGCCATCGTGAAATAAGGAGACAAGAAATGTCCTACTCGAAAATTTACGCTTACGATGCGGCAACGGGTCTTCCTGTCCGCGCCGCTTCTCAGGCCGCACTGGCCGCCTCCGGCTACGTCGGCACCCAACACGACCAAGGCGCAGCGTCTGCGACCGACTGCCTTCTGATCGGCAACATCGAAAGCATCGTAACCAACGGGGCGACCGGCGAAACCTACAAGTTCTTCATCGTCGGGTCGAACCTTGCCAACCGTTCGGACGGCGAAGTCCTTGGCCAGTTCATGACTGGCAAGGCCTCGCAGCTTACCGGCTCTCAGGAAACCAGGGATGGCGCTGCTGGCGACCGGATCGTTCTTCCGTTCCGCACGGAAAAGAACCGGACCAAGTATCGCTACATCGACGTGTATCTGGCCGTCGCCGGGACCGCTCCGGCAATCGCCTTCTCGGCCTACATCACTCGGGAGATTTGACATGCCTGCAACCATGAAGATCGGTCCCAACCCGGGCTATACGCCGACGAACGAAGACAAGGCGGTCTACGACGAAGTTGTCCGCAGGGGCGTGATCGAACTCGACACGGCCACGGCAATGGAAAACATCGTGAACGCCAAGGGCCTTTACGTTGTCATTGAGCAGGAAGCCGAACCGAATACGGTTGCGCCCCGCCGCCTTGAGGACATGACCCTTGACGAACTCAAGATCATGATGCTGTCGCTCGGGATCAAAACCGAAAAGCAGATGAAGCGCACGGACGTTGAGCGCCTGATCCGGTCCCGTATGGCGGAAATCGACATCGTTGAGGACGGCAGTTAAGGCCCAAGCGTCCCCTCCCTCAGATCAGGGCCTTTCGCGGGCGGCGGGGAAACTCGCCGCCCGCAACCTTTCGTGCATTTGGTGAAATGCCGACCATGCCGATGATCCGGCCATGGCAACACAATTCTCAATGCTTCAAGTCATCAATGCCGCCCTTGTCTCTCAAGGGCAGTATACCGTTTCCGACAATGACGGATCTGACGAATGGAAACTCCTTTCGATGAACTGGCCGGGCATTGTTGAGGCCGAACTCGAGGACGGCCTCTATAACTTCACCCGCCGCCAAGAGCAGCTTCTGACCCGCGTTGAGGGGAAGTTTGGCTTCGATGACGGATATGCCGTCCCGCTCGACGCCCTGCATGTTCGTCGCCTGTGGACGGAGGACGACACGGGCATCCGCACCTTCCCCGACTGGACCCAAGACGGAACCAACGTCTATCTCGACGGCACTGACGGGTGTTTTGTGGAGATCATAGAGGTATCGACCCAAGACCTGTGGAGCGCGAATTTCATCCGGGGCATTCAGATGAAAATGGAAGCCCTGATCCTTCGGGCAATCAAGGAAGAACCAGGCGAAGCTTCGGAAATGGATAGCCGGGCAGAAGTGTATTTCGACCGCGCCCGCACCAAGTCAACAAAGAGCCGATCCGCCCGCGCACCTTACAGGGAGGGGCGGCTTGCCGCTGCCAGGTTCGGACGTGGCTAGGCTCAAAAGCACGATCACCCAACGGAACTTTTCGCTCGGGGAAATCATCGAAGATTTTCTTGAGGCGGATGATACCGACGCCCGCCGCTCATCCCTTCGTGACGGCCTGAACATCCGCGTGACGAATGCGCGGACGGCAAAGGGTCGCCCCGGCATGTTCTATCGCCGCACCCTGACGACGGCTCAGGATGCCTTTGAAATCCGGCCCGGCACCGGGCTTGTGTATGGCCTGATCGTCAACAATGCCTCGCTCGAAATCATCGACGCGAACATGACGCTGGTGACGACCTTCAGCTCTGTCCCGTGGACGGACGCCTCAACGGTCTGGGTCGAGCCTTTCCGCGAGAGGACTGTGATCGGTTGCCCGAACGGGATCTATGTCCTGACCTACAGCGGGTCATGGTCATTTGCGCCGATGGCCTTTGAGACGACGGCTGGCGGTGAAATCGCGCAACCCTACTGGGCTTACCGAACGGACGTGACAATCCAGCCGTCCGCCGTAACCGGGGCGATCACCATCACGGCATCCGGCGCGGTCTGGTCTTCAGCCTATGTCGGCCTGCGCATTCGCTATGGGCAAAGGGAAATCTCTGTCACCGGATACACGTCGCCGACTGTGATCACCGGAACGGTCATTTCGCAGCTTCCGCCGTCCTACAATATCACCGTCGCCTCTGCCGCCAGCTTCCGGGTCGGAAATGCCGTTGTCGGTCAGGACACAAACTATCAGGGCCTGATCACGGCTATTGCCGGAAACGTCCTTACCGTCGCCACCATTGAATATTTCGACGGCCCAGACATTAACGAGGTTCTGTCTGGGCCATCAGGTTCGTCCAAGGTGTCGGCCAAGGCAACCGTCAGCCC